TGGATCACCCGGATCACGACGCATTGGGCCACAAGGGACTAAAGATAAAGCAAAAAAAATCTTAGGAAGTATTATATTACAAATGCCATCAAACATCCAAGATGGTAACGCAGTTGATTATGGTGAAAGTAAAATGAATACATTGATGGGTGCTGCAGCCGGAGCAATAACATCGACGATCAATCAATCTGGAGAAGCTTTAAGTAAAACATTAGCAAATGATCCAGAAGGTGCTAAAAAATCTATGACAGAATTAAGTGGTGACTTAAAAAGCACTTTAGGTGCTGATTCTTCATTAATGGATGCTGCAGCACAATTCACAACAGCAAAGGCAACATCCGCTGCATTGGGTGCATTGGGAGCGAACGTATCTGCTGCTGATTTGCTCGCAAGACAGACAGGTCAAATCTTCAATCCTAATATGGAATTGTTATTCAATGGCCCTACGTTAAGAAGTTTTAGTTTTTCATTTAAAATGACACCTCGAAGTCCTCAAGAGGCACAAGAATGTAAAAATATTATAAGATCATTCAAATCAAATATGGCACCAAAAACTAAAAATACAGGATCAGTTGGCGGTTCAGGTGTTTTTCTTAAAACTCCTAACGTGTTTGAATTACGTTATAAAAAGGGAAATCAAGAACATCCATTTCTACATAAATTTAAACAATGCTTCTTAACTAATATATCTGTCAACTATACAGGAGAGGGTGTATATACAACTTATGACGATGCATCACCAGTATCAATGCAAATGGATCTTTCATTTAAAGAATTAGAACCAATCTATGATGTGGATTATGATGATGCAGGAGGTGTTGGTTTCTAATGTCTTACTTTAGAGAATTACCTAATATTAAATATCCGTCATTTTTGAGTGATAAAAATTCTTCACTTGATTTTATTGAAGTCAAAAACTTCTTTCGTCGTGTCAAACTAAGAGAAGACTTACAAAATGTATTAACTGTCTTTAATAAGTATGAAATACCAATGGGATCGAGACCAGATAATGTTGCAGAGGAATTATATGGTTCACCATCATTAGATTGGGTTGTTATAACATGTGCGGGTATTATTAATATTCGTGATGAATGGCCTTTAGATAGCACACAAGTTTATGATTATTCTGCTAACAAGTATGGTGCAGGATTAGATGATATAAGATATTATGAAACAAGAGAGATACGAGATAGTGATGGTAATTTGATACTTCCCAAAGGTAAGAGAGTCAATTCTAATTTTACTGTCAAATATTTTGATAATTCTCTTGGAATTTATGTAACAAAATCAGGAACAAACGTGAGAACTGGTATTAGTAATTACGTTCATGAAACAAGACTCAATGATGACAAAAGATTAATATTTGTACTCAAAGAAGAATATCTACAACAATTTTTAAATGACTTTAGAAATATTATGATATATGGAAAATCATCTCAATTTGTTGATGATAAAACAGTTCAAACCGAAAATTTAAATCTTTCAATGCCATAAAAAAAGGGAGGTTGCCCTCCCTATATCTTAGTCTTCAGCGAGTTTTTGGAAATACGACAGTGTATCGTCATCTTCAATTTCACTTGAGGATGATGCCACAGAAGCAACTGTTTCTCTAGTCGCTGCTACGGGAGTTTCATACTCTTCATCTTCAACTTCTACATCTTGAGCAACTGGTCTTGCACCTCTCTTACCAAGAACATACTCTAAACGAGTCTTTAACTCTTCGTATGTCTTGAACTGTGTAGGAGCAACAAACTCAGAAAGTGATAGTTCTTTCTTCCAGATTGCTTCCATTGCATCGTCATCATCTAGTAATGGTGATACAGCAGCAAACTCACTTGAATCATAATTACGGTATCCAGCAACATTCTTAGCTTTCAATTTAAAGTTAGCACCCTGCCAGAAATCGAATGGATCGATTGCCTCTTCATCCTCGAACTCAGGTTGCATTGCTGCAGTGAGTTTATCAAAGATTTTCTTACCATACTTGAACAAGAATGTTTTACCCTCGTTCTCTGGATTTGCAGGATCTTTCACAACATAGATGTTGGAAATATATGTCAACTTGCGTTTCTGCTTTCTTGCTAGTTCCTTACCGGCATCAGTTCCATTATTCCACAACTGTGAATTATACTCTGATACTGGATCTTTCTGACCTAATGTGGTCAAACTGTTTTCGATATACCATCCACCGGGCCCTTGAAACGCATGTGAATAAAGTTTAACGAATGGAAGATCTTCATTCTCAGGTGCAGGTAAAAAGCGAATAACAGCATAACCGTTACCACTCTTATCTACATCTAATTTCCAGAGACGGTCATCACCTGATGCACCGTTACTGTTCATCTTCTCCACTTCTTTAACCAACTTGGCGGTTAAAGAACCTAATTTAGATTGCTTTTTTAAATTAGCAAAAGACATTTGGATTACCTCGGATAATTTTAGATTTTGGTAGATTTACTTAGATATTATAACAGAGTTAGATTACTTGTCAATAGACACTCTTAATGTTTGGACTGTCTTATATACACTATCAAAAAATGTATTCATGTCCATGTTTGGTGGGAAACCCATCAATACAATGGATGATTTCAATGTGGTTAAAAGTTCTTTAGCCTCAGGGTCATCTGATAAAGACAACCTTGCATACATAATCTTTTGCTTTTCAAGTAATTCTGTCAATTTGTCAATGTGTTCCAATTTATCTTTACGAGACATACTAGGAAAACTCATTGTGGTCGAATAGATTTCTTGTTGAAGTTGATTGATCACAGTCAACTCATCTTTAACCATATCTGACTCAAAAAATTTACTCATTAACTACGTCTCTTAAAACTTTTTTATATTGTAACACATTAATATTTATGAAAGGATCGTATTTCCTTATCTTCATACTGACGGTTTCCCACACAGGATCATCAAGTTTTTTATCAAATTGACTTCGGAAATGAAATACTTTTTCAAGTATGACAAGAGTTTCAAGATCAATATGATCCCCCAAATATTCTTTCAATACAGGAGGATGTCCATTTGAACAATCAAATAGGTCATCAAGTCGATATTCTTCAAACAGTTGTGTTATCTGTTCTTTAAATATGTAACTTAAACTTTGTTGCTTACGTGACCACTCAGAGTAAGTTCTGTCACCAGAATTAATTATTTCACCTATCCATAAACTAGATGGATTATTCGCAGTTACAAAATTTGACACCAGAAAATCAACGATTTGATTATCGGGGTATTTTCTTGATGTCTTTTCAAACCAATACTTATCTTTCCTTTTATTGAAGGCGGTTATCTTTGCTCTTGATCTTCCTCCGTATTTAAAGTAATCATATCTCGGACTTGAGAAATGATTCTTAATGGAAAGATATGTTTGATAAGTTTCAAATGGTGTCACTTTCATCGTCAGTCTCTTCACTTTCTAGTTCTTGAATTGCATCAACAGGAACTTCTGCTTCTCCTATTTGATACCAGTGTTGATCTATACCGATACTATCTGGTCTAACACCAAGATACTTAAGATCAGAAAAAGAGTGTTCACGAAGCATTGCTTGTAAACGATGATGAATTAATTCAGATTTAGATACTTGCATTATAAAGGTAGTCTAGCACGAGTTGTTTTTTTCATAAAGTTAAGACGAGTTGCGTCCCACTTTAGTCTTTCCTTGAGTGATTTGGAAATGAGTTTCGTTACTGATTCTATCTCAAGATTGTTACTTTCGCAATAGTAACAAATCGCATCAATATAATTGAATTCCTCTTCTGCCACTATTTTTTCAATTTCAATAGCAAACTTCTGAGGTGTCAGAAACTTTTTCTCAATGGCCTTCTCAAGTTCTTTATTGGGTTCCATAGAGCTCCAGTTTATCTTGAACAAACTTACTAATATATTCTCCGAGTAGTTTGATGTACTTTCCTTTGTCGTATTCTTCATAGACAACACATTCTCCGTTTTCACATGACATAATAATTACTAATTTTTTAACAGATATACCAGTCAGTTCATATAGCATACAACCATATGCCATCGCTTGGACAAAATAATGTTCGATCCACTCTCTGGGTTTTGGTTTTGCTGATGTTTTAAAATCAATTATAGATAACTCTCCGTTATACTCTGCGATACAGTCAACAGTTCCTGCTATACCAAGTTGTTTGCTATAGAGTGAACCTTCTAATGTGTGAATATTATCTATCCTACCGAGTGTAGATTTAGAAATCTTAAATAAAAACTCAGAGATAGGTTTCACATTTGGCAAATTATCATTCTTCAGAAAATGTTCTGTAAGTGTATGATAGTCTGTACCGCGAGTGGTTGCAGCTTTTGTAATACGATCTGCCTTTTCATCACCGACTCTTTTTCGCCAGTTAACGAAAATCTCTCGATTAAAATGACTTGTAACTGATGTGATTGATACTAATTTAATTAATTCATCCTCATCAGGGACAGAATAATAACGAACTCCATCAATAGTTTCTCTCGAAAGTTTTGGAAGATTCAATTCAACATGGTTAAACATTACATACCCAACTGCATTTTTGCGACAAGATATTCTTTGACAAGTCCTGATCGAACTATGTCTTCAATACCAAATTCGATAATATCAAATGATGGCATTGTACGAACTATCTTTAGGAAATCTACGATTCCATTTTTTTCATTGGTCTTTTGTAAATCTGTCTGAGATGCATCACCACAGAAACAAATTTTACTATTTTCACCAACTCTTGTTATTATACTATCTAATTCGTGAAAATTCAAGTTTTGAAACTCATCGACTATGACAATACAATTATCAAGTGTTGTTCCCCTCAAAAATGAGGTGCTCCAGAACTTAATTGTTTCCTGAGCCTTAAGATTACCATAGAGCATTTCAAAGTCTGCATCTGATGGCATCTGGAACATATATTTTACCATATTTTTATATGGTATTTGATATATATCTGCTTTATCTTCATGGTCTCCGGGAAGAAATCCAATTTCACGACAAGCAACCAAAGACCTCACAAGATATATTTTCTCGTAAGGTGTTGTTTCGTCCATTACATCCACTAATGCATTGTATAATGTGATAAACGTTTTTCCTGTTCCCGCTGCACCATACGCAACGATATGTTTATGTTTATATGACTCAAATAATTTTTTTTGATTATCTGTCAATGGATCAACATCGATCATATAATCAGCGTTAACAGGTTTTTTTCTCTTAAATTGTTTCGCGGTCAAACCAACCCCAATCGGTTGATCGGAGGTTCTCTTTTTTCTTGGCATTATAGTTTTTGAACTAAACGAGGATCTTTGCTGTTACCGTGACTTTTCGCTGCTTTCGCTAATACATCATTCCATCCCGGATTTTTCTTTCTTAATTTATCTTTCCACTCTCCTACCTCTCCAACACCGGGCATTGTAGATGGGTCAGAATAATCTCTTGTCCAATCAGGATTATCGTCTTTCCATTTATCCCAATCATGAACACTCATGGAGACTTCTTTTGTCTCTCCTGTTTCTTTGTGTACTACTGGATAGGTCGCCATAATTTAATAGTATGTGTTGTTATTTAGACCCACTTAAGGGCTTCTGACACGATAGGAAACTGCTCGATAAAAACAGATCGACATGCTTCTGCGATGTCCATGTGTTCCTTCTGAGTACCATGTGCAGTTCTAAGATCAATATAATGTATCCAAGAACGACAAGATCCTGTCATGTAAATTCTTGTAGGTGTGCATAATGGTAAAACCATTCTAGCACATTCTTTTGCAACACCCTCCTCTATCATTTGATTATATAATGCTTGTGCGGAACTAAACAAGGTTATCATCTGTGCTTCTAATTTTTGTTGTATAAATGGGTCTAAATCATCTATGCTATTCTGACGATTCTTTTTATCTTGTCTTCTTAATTCTGGTAATTGAATTTTTCCAAGTTCATTGCTCTGGGCATATCTTTGTGAGAACTCTTGGAAAGTAAAAGAACGATGCCTTAATATCTGTGCTGCTATTGCTCTGGTTGTTTCTATCTCTAATGTCATTGAGGACTGCTCAAAAACAGACCAATGATTATGTTGAATACAATAACGAAGTAATCCTGCAAATTTTTCATTATCCTGATTATTCGGATTAGAGACTCTAGCAATATATGCCATAGTCTTCTCAGCATCAGGAGAAATACTTACTAACTTAACAGTCATTATTTGAATCCTTTTTTAAGTTTACTATCTAAATTATGCATTTCCTCTTCTACGACTCTTAATTGTTTTTTCATATCTTTAAGTTGCTCATCAGTGTAGAGATGTTCTTGAGCAATTAATCTTTTAAGTAATTTGACGAGTCTTTTGGCTCTTGTGGTATCTGCAGTAGAGGTATCCATAAAGTTTCGACATACTTATTTAGTAAAAAAGACCATCTGCCCGACTCTCATGAGTTGCATCTTAGGTCTAAGTGGTTTGGTTGGGTGGGAGGTAGGAATACATTTCACCTACAAGTAATGGGAATCGCTAGTGCGAAAATTAGTACATTACAACAACAGTCCTTCTGGTAAGAAGTTCATCCGAAGATGCGGGCACCACCCCTGACCGTTTACATTACCCCGCCTAATTCCAACAGGGTT